ATGGGCAGCGCAAGCTTCGCATGTCAGAAGAATCCAAGTTCACATTTTACATGCCTCGATACGCCGAGCTTCTCATGGATACCTACATTTGCGTGACGCTTCCCACAATTTGGAGCCCCATATACCCTCCGAAAACTGAAAAAGACAAGTGGGCGCCTTACGAGTTCAAATGGATAAAGCAGTTGGGCACACACATGATTAAAGACATTACCGTGTCCGTCGGCGGACAAATTTTGCAAAAGTTCTCCGGCAGCTACTTGCTGTCCATGATGCAGCGCGATTACCCTGCAGAAAAGCGTGACTTATATGACCAAATGACCGGCAACGTGCCCGAACTCAACGACCCCGGCTGTTGCGGCGCGCGCGTGAATCAGTATCCCAACGCGTACTACACGCCCAGCACCCGCGGCGCAGAACCCTCTATTCGCGGTCGAAAAATTTACATTCCGATTAACACATGGTTCACCACCAACAGCCAAATGGCGTTTCCGCTGGTATGTCTGCAGTACAACACGCTGCAAATCGACGTTACGCTTCGCCCCGTCAAAGAACTGTACGTCATTCGCGATGTGACTGACCCCGACAACGAGTGGCCGTACGTGCAGTCTAACTACACACTGAATGAGCACCAGTTTTACCGGTTCCTGCAAACCCCGCCTGACGTGGAACTGGGCCCGTCCTCGTACACGGATACGCGGACCGACTGGAACGCGGACGTGCACATGATTGCCACCTACGGCTTTTTGTCAGCCGAGGAAACTGCGGCATTCGCTGCAAACGAGCAAAAGTATTTGATAAAGGGCATTTACGAGTGGGAGTTCAAGGACGTAACGGGGAACACGCGCGTCAAACTGGAGAACACGCTGGGTATGGTGTCCAGCTGGATGTTCTTTTTCCGTCGCAGCGACGCGTTTTTACGAAACGAATGGAGCAACTACACCAACTGGCCGTACGAGTATTTGCCACACGATATTGAACCGGCTGAGTACGGCTACCCGGCTGGCCGTCAAGCCACGGAGGGATGGAAACCGTTGCAAGTTTCCATAAATACGGGCGAGCCGCTTACCACGCGTACTCCGTACACACTAGGTCCGGGGCGCAACCCGTGCATGGACGAAGCCGGGCGACTTGAATTGCACACAAACAGCAATCGTCGTACGGGGTTTTATACGACAGGACTATTCGAACCCGAAAATCAAAAAGAGATTCTCAACACAATGGGCATTATCTTCAACGGAAAATATCGAGAGAATATTTTTGATGCAGGTATTTACAATTATGTGGAAAAGTATGTTCGCACCAATGGGAACCCGCCGCCTGGACTATATTGTTATAATTTTTGCTTGAACACGGACCCCAACGAATTGCAGCCTTCGGGCGCCGTCAATATGAGCAAGTTCACACAAGTTGAACTGGAGCTGTCCACCATATACCCATCTCTAGACCCGAATGCGTCGTTTCACATGATTTGTGACCCTACAACGGGACTACCTATCGGTGTGAACAAAACCAACTGGCGTATTTACAACTACATGTTCGATTTGATTCTTATTGAGGAGCGATACAATGTGCTGACATTCGTGTCAGGAAATTGTGGCCTCATGTATGCCCGGTAGTGCCAGCGTGTCAGCGTGCCAGCCAGTAGAATGCATTATTCAGGTTGATTCGAATGTCGACTGAATTTTATCGGCGTATTCGGCACGTGAATCGGACAGGGGTTAGTCCTTTTCGTCCGTACACACTGCGTTTGCAAATCGCGATTGAGTCTTTGTACGAATGCAAGTCGCTCGGTTTACTTGTCGCATTTCCTTTATACAGTGCGTTTACACATTTACACATCTTATTGTGCAAAATGTGTTTTGTTTGTGCGCGAAGCGTGACCAGCGGTGCTCCGCGAACCACTGGTTTTTTATAAAACCGGAGAATTCGTTCACATTTACGACGCGTCAGTTGTTGCGACATAATACTACCATTCCTAAATTTAAATTATATAAAAACTTATTTTGAAAACTAACATTTTTAATCTCTAATAATATAACAAGGTTTTAACAATGAATTATCCGGTTTCTGGGCGCGAGTCAGACATTTCGCGTATAGCGGTATTCGATATGGATGAAACGCTGGGTTCATTTGCAGATTTAAGTAGATTCATTTACATGTTGGCGCGAGTTTTGAAACGGCTTTACCCGGACCCCGATAAAATCATTCAAGAGAACTTTAATTCAATCATGGACCTTTACCCGGAAGTGCTGCGACCAAAAATAATGGAGGTTATGCGTTTTTTAGTTGAAATGAAGCGTTTGCACAAATGCAAACACGTGATGATATACACGAACAACACGGGACCGCGCGAATGGATTGATGGAATCAAAAACTACTTCAATTACAAGAGTGGATTTCCTCTGTTTGACCGTGTTATTGGAGCATTCAAGCGTCCCAATGGTGAAGTGGTAGAAGTTAAACGCACCAGCCATAACAAAACGTACAACGACTTTGTACGATGCAGTAACTTGGAAGGCGATTTTGAGGTGTTTTTTGTAGATGACCGCGCCCATCCCGGAATGCACACTAAAAATGTCTACGTTATTGAAGTAAAACCATATGAACGCCAAATATCCCAGTCCGTGTTTATAAAACGGTTTTTATCCAGTTCAGTTTTTAAGTCGTTGGGGTTTTCTAAAGAAGTGGCTCCTAAACTGGAAACGTTGGCTAAAGCGGATGATGCTGATGAAACACATATGGTTCCGTATACGGATGATGAACATCAGGTTGATATTGTGGTGGGTGAAACCATACTCGAAAAAATACGCTGGTTTTTTAATCAGCATTCGTATTCGCTAGAACAAGTTTCACTACACCCAAATTATTCAAAAAAAAGTTTACGCAGGGGCGGACACAAACCAGCCAAACGCACAAAACGACGTAACCACTAAACCTTGAACTGGACCGACTTCAATGACTCCATGTTGAATGGACTATCCTTAAGCGGATTTTTTATTTGGCTCAGTACGTGAGTATACACGATAGATGTGAATGATGTGGTCAGTAACAAAAAGATGGCCGATGAAAACACGACGTCTGCATCAAAGTCATTGAACTCGGAACCTTTCGACCGTGTAAACGGATTGAACCGGATGATTAAAAAGAAACATACATAGTACTTCAAACTGTTTTGAAGCACTGTCAAATATTCTGGAATTTTATCCGAGAGATTTAAGTTGGGAAGTCCGCCTAAAATGGCCAGAAGGAGCAAGCCATACATCACATACGACCCATACAGTATAACATAGTATATAGTTTTGTACCAGTCCATAGTTTGATACTAGATAATAGATAGTAGTAGGTATACTATGTTATTTATTTATTTTTATTTTATTACTTTTCCTTTGTTACCTTTTGCTTTCATTCATTACTGATGTTACATTAATAAACCGTTTTAGAACGGGGGTCCATTCCTTTTTGAGTTCGTCTTGAGGCAATCTAGAGTAACCGCTCAATTCATACCTACCGTCTTCGGTGGTTTCAAGTATAATATTGGACATTGAGTCAATAGCTTGGTAGTTATCAAGTACGACGTTGCATATGTTGGTTTCAATGAACGTGTCGCACTCGATTTCGGGAACGGTGGTTATAAAAAAGCCGTCCACACTGTCAAGAAACTCTGGTATCTGTAAAAACTGGTCGTAAATGGATGCACCGCCAAATACCCAAAGCACGTCCAAATTCAAGCTGTCGCGTGCCTTGTTTATAGCATCGCTTATGCTCGGTACAGTATGCAAATGCAGGTGGTTGCCACATTCGGATACGGCAACAGCGTTGGACTTGGATAACACAATAGTTTCTCGATTGGGCAAAACGCGTCCAATGGATTCAAACGTTTTTCGACCCATTAAAAGTCCATTTTTCAAACCTTGTGCAGTGGTGATTTCTCGCATGAACTTCATATCGTTTTTACACGTCCATGGAATTTTACCATTACGGGAGATACCCTGTAAATGTGAATACGCCACAATAACCCAAATTTGCATAAAATACAATAATACGATATTGATTATCTATTTATTATTTTAAATTTTAAATATTTTATGTATATATATTACAACACATACATAAAATACATAATGATTAATTTAACCACATCTCCTAACAGGTATACTTCAAGTTGGCCTCCAACTTCTAACTCTACTTCTAACTTTACCACTGGTAATTTCAAAAGGAAACCACACTTTAATAGAGGCAGTATACCAAGTGGTATACAGTATAAAGAACAGACCCCAGCTATTGATACGAATTCTATTTCTAGAGTATATGATAGTTGTGACTGCAAAAAGTTACAAACCCAAATAAAAAAACTTAAGGATGAAAATTTGACATTGAACGAAATGCTCGAAAGTCATATGACCCTACTAAAAAATACTAAAGGTGGTTCAAAACGTTCAAGGAAATCCAGTACTAGCAGGCGAAAATACAAGCATAAATACCGAAATACACGTGTAAGGCGGTAGAGTAGTTAAAAGTTCAAACTTCTTCAAGTACGACATGTTTAACGGATGATGCAGAGATTGACTTCAAATGGTCTGAAGTGTACTGATACAATAAAAGCGCGGCAGATAACATGAGAAAAATGAGAGAAATGCCAATAACGGTATCAAACGGTTCTTTAAAACACACAAACGAGTACGTCAACTGAATCACGCG